CAGGGGATACACCAAAAGAAGAACGTGATAGAATCATTGCAGACTTCAAGAACTATAAGATACAAGCATTAACCAGTGTGAATGTACTATCAACTGGTTTTGATCACGATGGTGTGGATATGATAGCGATGCTACGTCCAACATTGTCCCCTGCACTCTATATACAGCAGTGTGGAAGGGGTCTGAGAATCAATCCAGAGAAGGAAGATTGTATTGTACTAGACTTTGCAGGGAACATATCTGTGCATGGCCCTATAACCAAGGTTAGACCACCTAAAAAGAAAGGTGAGAAAGCAGGAGAAGCACCAGTAAAGGTTTGTGAGAAATGCCATGAGATAGTTCATCTGTCTGCTAAGGTATGTCCTGCCTGTGGTGAACCATTCCCACCTCCCCAAAAGGAGAAGACTAGATTACACCAAGATGATATTATGGGTCTAGATCGAGTACAGAAGTTGTATGTAAAGGAATGGAAGTGGAGAAAATATACAAGCCAAAGGACAGGGAAAACCATGTTGAAAGTAACATACTATGGTTCATTAAGTGCTATCCCTGTCCAACAATACTTTACTATCTACCATGAAGGTCAAGCAGGAGATATAGCCAGAATGAAATTATTCGATCTCCTAACAAAGTCTGGAGTAGGATATGACTTACTAGCACAGGATGCTACGAATATAGCTAGAATAGCTAATACAGGGAACCCACCAGTATATGTGGAGTTTGAGAAGAATGGGAAATTTTTTAATGTAAAGGGGATGAGTTTTGAAACCACAAATAGTAATTGATTGGGAGTCATCAGTGGCTACTATAGAAGAGATGGTTCCCAAATGTTGTTATACATGCTGTGAGTTCAGCAAAGAAGCAAAGACTTGCAGAGCACATGGGGCTGTTGTACCAGATGATTTTTTGGGGGAGATTGATGCGTGTAAGTCTTGGAATAGGAATCCATTCTGATGAGTGAATATAACTACAGAGCATGGCAATGGGACGTATTCGGAGACGGAGAAATTGTTATCATTAAACATAAAAAACCTAATTTGCTTAGGATGGTAATAACTGTTCTTTTTCTTGGTTCAACATGGACAGAAAAGGAGACAGATAGATTTGGTCAGATTGTGGAGTTGAATGATGAGTGAATGCGAAAGAAACCATACTTGGATAAATACTTATGATGGTATTGAATGTAAATATTGCGATGAATATATTGATGCCGATAAATTCATTGCCCTAGAGGACTTGATGCTTGAGTTTATTAGCAAGAGTGATATATATGAGGTGATAGAAAATGAGTGAATATATGGAACAAGTTAAATTTGTATCATGGTTTAGGAAAACCTACCCAGATATAAAAATTTATCACACACCTAATGGGGAGAAAAGAGAACTAAGGATTGCTCTAAAATTAAAGAACATGGGGGTTATGCGTGGTGTATGGGACTTATACGTTAGATCGTTGAACTTGTGGATAGAAATGAAGGATGTTAAAGACAACGACCTAACAAAAGAGCAGAAAGAGTGGCAAGAATACTGCGAACAATTTGGTGATAAATTTATCGTTGGATACGGTTTTGAAGATGCCCAAAAGAAAGTACTTGACCTATTCCCAAAGCTCTTATAGTTTACATCTGTAAAGTATTATTATTATCAAAAGGAGTTACAATGAGTTCAATGTTTTTACATATCGGCAATACCAAAGACATGGTTGAGGTCGTGAATGTTTCAAAGATTGTTAAGATATTTGAGATGGGTGAAGGCCAAGTAAGAATCAATATGGTTGATGGCACATACACCGTTACACATGAAGACATACATGATATTTATGAAAGTATTGCGGAGATGGGGGCATAATCATGGATAACTGTAAGCATGAAAATATAACATTCGATAATCACGGTGGTTCATGCGATGATTGCGATCGAGAGTTCAGACGTTTTGAGTTATCTGAAATGTGGGCGCATAGGACGCAAGCTAATGGGGATTTGAAGGGGTTGCTCAAGGCAGAGCGTTTGAAGAATGAGGAGTTGGAAAAAGATTTATCAGAAGCAAATTATTGGAGATACCATACAAGTTGTAAAAATGCTGATATTCTTCCAATGAAATATGACGAATGGAAGGCAGACGATGGTGTTTTAAAGGAGTCGAGCGAAGATGAGTAGAAAAGTGAAATTCATAAAAGCGTTTAGTAAATGTTGCGAAGCTGAAACAGTTTGTTCGCCAGAATCAAGACAATGGGCTTGTACTTATTGCTTCAACATTATAGAAGATAAAAAGGATTTAGATTGGATTGTTTTTGCGAAGAAGGAGTCGAGCGAATGAGTATCTATTGCTACATAGCTTGCAATGACTGTAAAAGGGAACATCATATCATGGATTTGGATCACATAGAGACTGATCCTATTCCAGAACCGAGTGTTGTTATGAATTTCTTAATAGATCACAAAGGCCATAATCTTGAATACTACAGTGATGACGGTGGTGATGCTAAGTTTTTATCATATTCAGATAAGGAGTCGAGCGAAGATGAGTGAACAAAAAAGACCAATGTTTAGCCATGGTGAAGCTGATAGGTTGAAAGCAGAACTCAAGGCAGAGCGTGAGAAGAATGCGGAGATGAGTGCTAAAATAGAAAGGTTGCATGATGAATTATGCGCATTTGAAAGGGTCAGTAGCATGGATTGGCTATTAGATCATTTAAAAGGTATTTTTAAAAAGGAGTCGAGCGAAGATGATAGATAACAAGACTAAGAAACCATGCTTTTGTGACGAAGGCGGAATATGCGATAATTGTTATGAGTATGAGTTTGATAGAGTAAAGCAGCTCGAAGCAGAACTCAAGGCAGAGCGTGAGAAGAATGCGGAGCAACAAGAATTGATCGAAAAGCTAAAAGATTGTCTATTTGAACACTATATCTGTCCAGAGTGTATATCTAGTGAATATTCTCTAGAGGCAGAAGGAACTATGTATTGTCAGGTCTGTGAATATGAGGAGTCGAGCGAATGATTAAATGCAAAATGTGCAAATACGAAGATGTGACAGACTTAAATTTCGAGTTTGATGCTGAAATATGTAATGACTGTATCCCAAAAAGAATTTCTGATTTAGAGGATTCATTGAAGGAAAATATTGAAGGTTTCGATTTCATAGAAAAGCAAATTAAACATCAAGAGAAGCTTAAGATTGAAGCAGAAAACGACAAGATAAAAGTTGGCAATATGTACCTTAAGTTGAAAGAAAAACTGATTGTATGGAATCGCATAGGCAGAGACATAACGCAATCGTGTGAAGGGCATGAAGAACACGATGTAAAATCATTGTTGAATCAAATTAAAGATGTTTCAGATGATGATTTGTTTGAAACAAAACTAGAAATTGAAATTGAACGAGATAAGTATTATGAATTGTATGTTAATGCTTGCAAAAATATTGAGGAGAATTGAAATGAGTAAATATCAAAATAGAATAAGTGAAAGATTGTGCTTCAAAATAGCATTGAAGGATTGCATATCTATATTAAACACTCACATTACACCATCTGGTAAAATGTCTGACAAAGAGGCTCTAAGTGAGTTGTACGGTATATTGGACAATAAAAACATGGTTAATAATTTGAAACAATCAGATTGGAGTGATGAGCGAGAATTAGAAGCGTTTTACAAATGGAGGTCTGAAAATGGGGATGTGGGATAGTAGCAAGGAGAGGATTGATTACTTCAAAAGGTGTCGAGAACTTAATGCAGAACTCAAGGCAGAGCGTGAGAAGAATGCTAATTTAGAATATGCCAAGGCAGAATTGAAAGACGTAACGAACTTCATGAAAAAAGTTTATTTTGATCATGCGGATAATGAGCTCGTGATGGAAGGAGATTTTATGGTTCGTGGCGATACTGCGTTTGAAGTTTATATAAGCTACCTAGAGAGAAAGGAGTCGAGCGAAGATGGCACACACTAAAGAAGGTTTAGTACGCTACAAAGTAGATGGAAAATTCGTTTACTTACCGAAGCGTTCAAGAGAGGAACAGAAAGCATATCGCAAGAAATGGAAGCGACAATGGCAAATAGACAATCCGGAGAAATGTAAGGCTAACACCGCGAGATATGAAGCTTACAAAAGAAAAATGAATGCCTTGGAATCAGCTACAGGGACAATTACTGCTATTCAGTGATTGTGGGAACGGAGGTGGTGGCCCGTAAAAAGCTGTATGCCACCAATTTTTTTAAAGGATCTAATATGAAAAAACTCACTAAGTTGGAAAAAGATCGACTACGGTCACTTTATAAGACCGCGAACTGGGGTGTCTTTGATAATCTCACGGACGCAAAGAATTTTGCTAAGAAGTCCTTGACCTCTTATCCTAAGCTTTAGACTCCAAAAATGCAAACCGTAGACGAACTATCGACCGTAGATGAAATCTTTGATCTCTTAGCTAAACGCTATGAGTTCTTAGTTATCGTCGGCTCTAAGGAGGCTATGAACAAAGCTGAGTCTGACAACGGCGAGCAAGACTGCGACCTTATATGCAAAGGTGACAGTAGAGAAACATTACAGATGCTACGGATGGCCGTAGAGACCGTTATTTTAAATGGAGAGTTTGATGAACATCAATGACAGCATAGGCGCAGCCTTTCAAATAAACGCACAAGCCAAGGTCTTACAAGATACCTTTGCTGATATACTTAATAGACTACAGTCACTAGAGACGCCATCTACGGCAGAGGTAAAGCCGAAGGGCAAAGGCCACAAAGACTACAGAATACATAGGACTAAAACATGTGGTAAGTACGGTCGCATGGCCGCAGACGCTACGTGCATCTGCGAAGCCATTGTGCCGAAGAAAGATTAGGGTTGTATTCCGCCAGAAGGGATCCCACCAAAGCCTAGCATATTCGAGGTTCCTTCTACGGCCCCTGTTATAACTCCGGTGCCTCTCCCCTCGTTAGCTCTACTCCTTAGCTCTAGTTTCCCACTTAATATAAATGCTGTCTTAAGTTTAGCAGTGATATTATCTATGGCGCCTTTGTTAGCTATGTTACTTTTTATAGTGCTTCGGATCTTAGCTATACCTTTCGCGTCTGACGTCATAAGAGCGTTAAACCCCATCATCATTTGATTCTTAATCTTTTTGTTGCGCTCTGATGTTATAGCCGTCGTGATACTATCGGCTACGGACAGCAGTTGTCCAACACTTCCGCCCGCTCTTGCCGTAGGAGTGGCACCTTCTAGTCCTAGAGTGTCATCTATTTGACTTCCAACTCCGCCTAGACCCTTACCGCTGGCCTTTCTAGCTCCGGCGACCGTAGATAATGCCTCGTAGAACTCTTGTTTACCTACATCCTCTGATAAAAGTTCTCTTGATAAGTTATCACTGTCGAGGAATGCCTTAACGCGGGCCGTAAAGTTAAGAGGGACATCTCCTGTCTTGCCGAACACCATACCTAGCTCTTTCCTTACTTGGTCAGCTACTATAAATGAGTACATGTCTGGATTCACCGAGCGTATAACTTGCAACGCTATTTTCGCCTCTTGTGGGTCCGCCGCGAATAGCTTGGATCCCATGGCCGATATCTCTATATCACCATCTTTAGTGAACCCACCCATAGCCGACTCACGATATCTATCTAGCTGAGTTGAGGCATTAGCGTATTCAGCTCGTCTACTTTTAAGCTCAGGGACTATATCATCCATCATCTTAGTTACCCCCCACTCATCATTAGCTATCGCTGCTTGTATAGATGTCCTAGTGGCCTCTACCTTATTAGGGTCCGTAGCGAGGACATTTAAGTTTTGTTTTCTCTCGTGTAGGTCCCACGCAGTTACTTTATATTGGTCAGCTATAGATGCTTCTAGAGCGTCTATCTCAGTTAATATTTTATCCGCCTCCGCTTGTTTTTCAGCGGAACTTTTAAACGTCCCTCCCATCTCGGTAGGTTTGCCTTTATAAATGTTCTGTAGCTTATCCTGTTTTTTGCTTATCTGGTCTACGATACCTTTAACCGACTCTGTTATATCCTCTGGTACTCCGGCTTCTAGGACCGAGTCTACAACCTCGTTTGAGTATTCTCTCTTGGCGGGGCGTTTACTCTTCATGCCTCTGAGTCCTTTGACCATAGGGTACATGTCTACGACAACGCCCTGATTAGCAGAGTCAGATAGGATATCGTTCATTCTATCTCCTATCTCACGTTTGTTAGTCACTAATCTCGACTCTTCACCCTTAGAAATATCTGCTAGTTTATCTCTCGCAGCTTGTCTGTCGGGTACAGCTTTCCCTGCGCCGGGTCCGACTTTCTGGTGCCTCATAAGAAGATCGCCGACCTCCCTGTATATAGACTCGTTTTGTTCTTTTAAAATGGACGCCATCTCAGGAGTTAAACCACTCGTCCTTTTATACATAGCGTCGATAGCTGTCCCTTTATCTAGCAATAACTGGGCGGGGGTTAGTTGTATGCCTGAGATTCTTCTTAACTTCTCTGCCTCCCCAGCTTGTTGGTTTATTAAGTCTACGAATCCTTCGGCTGCGTCAGGATCAGTCCTATATAACTGGTCTATCCCTGTAACTCCCGTGGACTCTACTTTTTTGAATCCTTGTCTAGCTAAGGATGCAGGCTCCCCTCCAGCTAAAGCGGTTATGCCACTTTTAACTAATCCTCCCGATTTCTTAATCCCCTCGAAAGCTAGGCCCGGAGCAACATTTAAAAGCCCTTCTTTCATCGGCTCGAAGCCACTAAAGTCCTCTCCGCTCCCTGCTGCGCTTGACATTAATTGTCTAGCTGAACTGGCCGTAAACCCGCTAATGAAATCCAAGGCCGTAGTCCCTAAGAACTTAGCTCCTTTCGTACCGTATTTAATCTTTGACCCCATGCCTAAAGTGGCCGCCTCGGTCAATAGGTCGGGTACTATATCCAGTAAGTCTTGGTAGGAGAACCCTTCCGAGTTCAAGTTAAAGTCTCTATCGACACCATCGTTTCCTGTTACCGTCAATGTGTTCCTGTCAGCGCCTAGTGTGATCTTATTATTAGGGAGAGCCTCTTGGAGAACTAATAGTTTAGCCTGTGGGGATTTAGCCGACATCAAACCTAACTCTAGTCCTATTTCTTTAAGTACGCCTATGTCCACTCCGATGTCCACGCCGCCTAATCTTTGCAATGATATAGCCGCCATTATCTCAGATCGTACTGGGGCATCGCTTTCAGCTATGGTAGGTCTCGCCTCTCTCTGATCTGACATAGTTATAGTCTCGTCCTGTATAGCTTGCCTAGGAGTGCTTCTAATCTTACTGAACTCTTCTACCGCCGCCTGATCTACCATATCTTGTTTAGACATAAGTTCACTGCCGGCTACGGGATCCTCGTCGCCAAAATCTTTCTTGAACTCAGGAGAGTTTTGAAACTCATTCATCTCTACGTCAAGGGGGCTGAGTTTGGCCGGAGTGCCTCCAGCCGCGCTTACGAAATCATCTAGTTCACTCATTATTTCCCTTTTTTAGTTTTAGTGTATTTGTCTTCCCAGTCCTTTATGATGACATTCTCTATAGCTAGCTGAGTAGCATAACTATGATCCTCGAACCTTTTACCTCGGTTATTCTCTCCTCTCATAATATATTCATTTCTGAAGTTGTGGAACTCAGTCTTGCCATCGTGGGACACTTTACGCATGGTGCTATATGCTCTCTCTAAAGCCATAACTTTTCTGGCGTATGCTATGTCGTTACCTAGCGAGCTTTCATAGTATTTGCCCGTTATGCTATCAACCTCTTGTTTCCTTCGCTGTGCCTTGATGTATATTTTTAAGAACTGCTTAGAGTTGGCTATAGTTGCCTCTGTATTTAATATAAACTCCCTGTCCTTATCTGACATGGCACCTTTCATGAATGTCATGTTAGTTAGCACTTTCTTAGAGAAGAATTGGCGTAGTTGTTCGGTGTTTGTAATCTTAGTCCCCTCTGGAAGACCTAATATAGCGGATATGAATTTTGATCCAGATAGTTTCATATTAGCTCCCGCTCCCACGAAAGACTCGTCTACTTTTCTAAGTAGTGATTCTGTGGTCTCATTGGCTTCTCTTGCCGCTATGCCTCTGTTTATTTTAGTCTCCACTAGAGTAGCTAATGTTTTGCCTGACGCTTCTTGCCATGTCTTGTTAGCCGTTCCTAGATGTATATTAGTCTGCTGACGTTTATTAAGATGTCTCTGTTTTACTGCGGCCCCTACATAATCTCTCCAATCTCCTCCGTTCTTAGCAGACATCTCTTTGGCCCCTATTATAACCTCTTTTCCCGCTAAACCTTCACGGCTGAGTGAATGCTCATCCCATGCATCCGTAGCATCTGTAACAGCGCCCATAATCCCATCATCTAAGCCATACTGTTTTTGATATAGCTGAGCCGCAGATAACATGGAGGAGGGAGTAGATTGATTCATAACGTCCTCAAAGGCCGATAATCTATCCCTTTTCTCTTGCAAGTCATACTTGTTGCTCTCTAAGATGAGGCGCTTACTAGCTAAAGTATTATCGTTATCTATGTCTGCCGTCCTAGCGGCCAAGTTTTTCAATTCAGCCTCGTTCAGAGCTTTTTGGTATGGCCTATCTTCTTTGATATGCTCTGTAGTCATAACTATCTGCGCGGTCTTAGCTTTCGTCGCAGCTATATTAGCCTCGGCCTGTTTTTGCTCTATAGGACCCGATTTCTTAGATTGCTGTAGCTCATAAAGGCTTTGGGCGTTTTTAGTTTCTAAGATTTTCAGTTCTTCCACCAACTTTTTTCTCACAATTGGATCTTTATTAGCCGCTAACTCCTGCTGTTTTAGCTGAATGTTGATATTGTCCATTTTTATTTGATTATTTAGTCTCTTACTCTCGTGAGCTAATTTAGCTGTATTGAGCTTATTAGTTATACTTTGTTGCTCTTCTTTACCTTGGGCTATTTTAAGGTCTATAACTTTCTTCTGTAGCCCCGTGGCTAAGTCAGCTTCTCTGGCCTTATTAAGACTGACGGTACTTCTCCCCAGTAACTCAGACAGTTTATCCTGTCTAGCCTGCCTAGCCAACTGTTGCTCTTGTAATTGCTGTTGTTTACCTAATTGCCTCTGTTGCAAGAACGCGTCAACGCCTTTGCTAAGGTCTACGGTTCCAAAGTCAAATGTTCCAAAGTTTGCCATGTTTATCTCCCTAATCCTGATTGATTTCTTCGCGGACTCTGGTTATTCCCGAATGAGTATTGACCGCTGTTCGGGTCGAGATCAGGCATTACAAACCCGCCTCCGTTGTCTACGGCTGGAGCGCCCCCCGGTTTAGAAGGCATCCCCGGTTTAGAAGGCATCCCCGCTATAGCTCCGGCCGCTTGTAACCCTCCGGTTATTAACCCACTGATAGCACGTCCACGGCCCGCCGCAGACTGAGCTAAACCTGAGCCTCTTCCAGTTAGGAGATTGGACACATTAGTTCCATGGGCCATCTCCTTATTAGCTAGGTTAGATCCTAAAGAGGACTGTAGATTGGCTACATTCCCTGCCACGCCAGTCTCTATGTTACCTAAGTTTGCTCCTGTGGTCGTAGCTAAGTTACCCAGCGCAGTCCCTTTGCCTACGTCTAAGTTAGCTAAGTTAGATCCTAGAGATCCTGTGCTCTGAGCTTCTGCTAGACCCGTCTGTAGATTTATGTTAGATAAGTTCTGGCCTAACCCTACATTCGTTTGAAGTGCACCACTACCGAACTCTCTCTGTAGATTAGCTAACTGGTCCGCAGTCATTCTTTGTATCTCTGCCTCAGAGAATCCTAGCTGAGTAGCTAAGTTCTGTTGAGTTCCTATTTGGCCCGCGCCTAACCCAGATAACCTATCTAGGACACTCAGCTTAGTCGCTTCGTCAGCTTGAAGAATATCTCCCGCGGCTTCGCCTACGACCTGAGCTCCGCCAGTGGAACCAAAGAGACCTTTTCTAGCGAGGTCAGCATTTATGGCCTGCGCGCTTTTTTCTAATTTTCGATCTAAGAACTCGCTGCCGTCGGACACATAGTCAGTTAATCCACTTAGACCTACGTCGCCTGCGGCCAACAATGGATCACCTAGATCTTTAGCCCCTTCAAACCCTGATCTAACAGATTCTAAACCCGCTTCGGATCCTTCGCCGATAAGCCGCCCTGCTCCTGAGAGACTGCGCCCAAACCTATCTAAACCTTGTGCTGAGAATGCTTCTAAAGGTGCCGTAGCTCCCTCTTTAGCAGCGGAGAACTGTTGAGCTTGCTTAACATTAGCGTCGATTAGGTTAAGTTGGGCTTCGTCAAAACCTCTACCGACTTGAGCTACCGCAAGGTCATTAGCTTCTCTGATGATAGAGCTTGCTACGTCACCCCCTTCTCTAGTGGTGTCGATGGCTCTGTTCGCAGCCTCGTTCAAAATTCTATCTACTACCTTGCTAGAGATCCCTAGCGCCTCAAGTGCCTGTGCCGTAGACTCAATTATAGCCCGATTAGCATTATCCTCCGCGTCTTTCCCCGTGAAAGCGTTCATAAATCCTGTTAAGCCTTTGCCCATCTCTTTCCCCTATTTAGCTGGTAATAAATACAATATTAGCCCAGCCGCTACCGCTATTATAACGCCCGATGCTATGTTTCTAATTCTTTCTAATCTTTTGTCAATTAAATTATTCATCTTTTTTTCCATCTTGGCTTCTGAGTTCTTCAAAAGCGTAGACACTATATTAGTGATCCCCTTTCGCTGCGCTTCTTGCAGCGGAAGTTTGGATATAAACTCAGTGAGATCGTACTTAAATTCTTTGCTGAGTCCTTTGTCTTCATCGCTCATATATGTGCTAATTTGTTAGAGAAATCTTCTGACCGTAACATCACGTCAGTTATGTTCCTGTGGTTTGCGTCCTCAGACAGCATTCTAAATCTTTTCACCAAGTCATCAAAATTAACGTCCGCCTTCGGCACTAAAGAAGCAAAAGTCTCGTCAGGTGACACATGTGTACTGAGTATCAGTACGACTGGCAAAATGTCATGGGTTGAGTTAGCGTAAATCTTCTTGGCCACGTCATAGCCGTTCTCAGCTCCTAACTGGATATCAAGGAGAACTAGGTCAAATTCTTCTGTGTTGTCGTTAAAAGACTTCCAGAACTGACTACTGTTATTAAACGACGTTATTACAATCTGGTCCTTTGGCTTCGCCGATTTATTGTAGTAAGTTGATGCGGTCCATAGTAAGAAACTAAAGTCGCTGTCGTCGTCTATTTGTGCTATTTTAATCATTCGTCTGACTCCCAGTCAGTTAAGGTTTCTAAACATTTAGAGTACGCTTCGGGTATATTTAGGCCGTCGTCGCCAATTTCCAGATCAAAAACATCAGAGTGAAAATTAAAGTTAATTCGGTCAACAACAGTTCCACCATCATTCCTCGAATCTTGCGTACCGTAGACTTCGACAGAGAAGAAACATGATTTATCTTTTTTGTCATACTGAATACTGTCGATTGCACCGTAGTAGTCACCGTTCGTCATGTTCACACCGATCTGTGCTTCCATGGCTGGAGTGAATGTTTTAGTTGATTTTAGTTTTATAGCCATTTTACTTTTCCTCCAGCCATACGATTGCTGCTGAAATAGTGGTAGCAGTTCCAGAAACTGTTTTTGCTGCGATTGTTAAAGTCTCTTCTGGTAGCAATTCTATCAAAAATTTAGACAAGTCCGCTGATTGATTCCCGCTAGCCGAAACTGTAAATGCGTCAACTAAAGTGCCGTTTGTGACTGTCGTTCCAGACTTATCTGCCAGAACGATTGAATTAACATTGTCTTCCAGTTGAAAATTAGTTGTTCCCGCTACATCTGCATTTCTATAAACCTCTATAATCGCACCTTTATTGTGATCATTTTCAACTGAAATACCTTCTATTAACACTTTACCTAAATTAAACCTATCTCCATAAGTTATCCTATTTTTAATTGTGATTATGTTTGTAAGTGTGGTACTTACGGACGACACGCTATTGTCATCTGCAAAAGATTGGTTCCTAAAAACTTGCGGTCCCCCAACTGCTACATAGGCAGAAGCTCCTCCCACTGTAAGATTAGTACCACTGCTTCCTAATGAAGCACTTGTCCAACCTATTTTCATATCTGGATTACCAAAGATGGGCGTAGTTTTGGAGTTTGCCCATTGTACCCTGTGAACAGGAACAAACAACCCTGTGTTGGGATCATATATACTAAAGACCATCCCAACCCCACCAAGATATCCATATTCTACGCGATACAAATTCAGTTTTGTCGGGTCGAATCCAGTGAACGGTGTACTCGTTATGTTCCAGTTAGCTTGAACAACATTTTGCTCACTCTTCGCTACGCCAGCAGTATCTTCTGCTACTGTTGCGGTTGCTGTTGAACTACTAAAAGAAAAGGTGCCAGTTTTGTCACCAACGGATTTTGATATTAATACCACAGTATCATCTTCTTGCTCAATCCTCCATTTGCCAGAAACAGTAGCATCTGCCTTTAGATCTCTCTCAATCTCAAATGCGTTTCCCTGCACAGTTGTGTTTGTAAGACTACAACTAACTGCGTCTCCGTCTATAGTGACTGTAGCAGTTTCAGAACCACTTGCTGCCCCTGTTACAGTAACGTGTTGAACCTCAGCCTCTCCATCATATTCATGAATTATAGAAAAATCTGCTCCGTCATATCCGAAAGCAGCAGTCTCGGTTAGAGAAAATAATCCTCCGAACTGAAGTGATGACGCGATTCCTGTCGTAAATATAGAGGTGAATCTAGCCTCAACCCCTTGACCAGCTCTATATACCGCCACCTCTTTTGATCTGATTACGCCATACCCCCCAATACTTGTCCCTGTCTGACAAGTAAACATATTGTCTACTGATGTTGAAGACCCCCCTGTAGCCTCAAACGTCTCAAGATCATTCCTTTCCGTTGGATCTAGAGCATATTGGTTCGATATCTGTATCAGAGGTGTTGGCTCGACTGCCACAGACTCTCCGAACACTGTATGGAGAAGTCGTTGATCTGCTATGTATGTCATTTTATACTATGTCCCAATTTGTACCATTACTAATAATTGTTTGTGATGTATATTGGCTTGTGATGGTCACAGTAGTACTGCCATCTATAGTTTCGCTTCCGCTACCATCAATCACAACTGTATTCCCTGTTGCATCAATCTTTTTAATAATGTATGTTAAACCTGTATTCCCTGCTGCTGTTGGCAAGTTTATAGTTATATTGTTTGAAGAACAATCACACCTAGCAAAATAATTTGTATCATCTAATGTATCACTTGACGCTGTTATTGTTTCGACTGCTGATGTTCTTATCGCTTTTGTTACTTCATGCGATCCATTTATAGTAATAACATCATTATCAAATTCTCCATAAATAAGGGGCGTGGTACTATTCGATGTTTCGATATACAAACGATTCGATCCAGTTTCGCTAAATCCGGCTTTGAAGCCTAGAAATAAATTGTTCGATCCCAGCGCATTGGCCCCAGATTGATAACCAAAGGCACTGTTATTACTTCCTGTAACTATGTCAAATAGAGAACTATTTCCAAAGGCACTGTTGAAAGTTCCTGTGGTATTGGCACGTAGAGCCAACCTACCGAAAGCATTGTTATGGTTTGAAGTCGTATTGGCTAATAGAGCCTGATACCCAAAAGCGTTGTTTACTGTGCCACTAGTGTTTACCTTGAGACTATCGACTCCGAACGCACAGTTTAAACTAGCAGTGTTGCTTGATAGAGAGTCCATTCCGAACGCACAATTTTCGTTTCCACTAACATTTGCAACAAGAGCATTTACCCCTGCTGCCGTATTATCATCTCCGTCTTGGTTGTTGTAAAGAGATTGTCTGCCGAACCCAGTGTTTCGATCACCTGTTGTATTTCCGTTTAGAGTATCTTGACCAAATGCAGCGTTTCCAGCACCGCTACTATTGTTCTCCATCGAATTTTGACCGAATGCCGAATTAAAACTTGCCGTATTGAATCGTAGCGAGAATGTTCCATAGGCACAGTTCTGAGACCCAGATACGTTGCTAAACAGTGAGTTCGCCCCTGTCGCTACGTTGTCCGAACCAGTCGTATTCGTGGTTAAACTTAATCGTCCCAGTCCAAAATTTGAATCCCCAGTTGTGTTTGCTGCGCCCGAACTTTCGCCCATATAAAAGTTGTTGGCCCCTGTATTTGCCGTGTTGCCAGTCTCACCAACAAACATGCAACCAGTCGCACCAGTTTGAGCAGTTTGGTATCTAAACTCATCCCACTCAACTTGATCCGTACTTGTCGTAGGTGTTAAAGTTGTGCCAGATCTGCTCCAGTGTGCCACTGCACTAACTGATGATGTGACGTACGCTTTTATGGATTGTTGTGTTGCAGCCTGTGTTGCACTATCACTAGCCATGTTGTCTTCATCAAGCATAGTGTAATGAATCGTTGTATCAGCGATATGGGTATCAATCGCTGCGTGTGTATTCGTTCCTATGTTACTGAGTAAAGTATGATCAGATATAGCATTAGCATCAACGTAAGCTTTGATGGATTGTTGTGTTGCAGCCTGTGTTGCGCTGTCACTGATCATGTCATCCTCGTCAAGCATAGTGAAATGCTTGGTGCCGTCGGCTATATGAGCATCTATGACAGCGTGAGTATTAGTTCCTATGTTAGCTAATAGAGTGTGATCGAGGCCACCACTAACAGATAGGTCAGTTATCCTAGTGCGAAGGATATCTAAGAACCTGCGGACTGGTTCACCGTACTGACCTCTAGGAACTGGCTGAATACTAACTGCCAAGGACTGTAACCTCCTCAGTTAGCTCACCAAAGGAAAAGGCTGAGTCATCAGTGTGATGGAGTTGGTACTGACGAACCCTATATTGACCAAGGCGCATGATCTTCATAAGCTCTCCACTCGCGTCAGTTATAGTAACGGCTACGGACGTTGAAGAAGCCCAAGCTGTATCTGAGTCTGGACCTTCTCTGAACTTAATAGTAGGACCTACGGCACCCTTAAGTCTGCCAGTGAGCCTCTTGCTTGACTTACGATTATTGGTGTCTAAAGATATGTTGCCTGAGGTGACTATCATATCCTCTTTATTGCTTGAGTAGCCAGTGTCTAACCTTGGGTGCTGTAGGACCTGAGCGCCGAAGTCAGCCATAACTGACATTCCGAAGATCGAGGAGTCCGTAGAGCTGACGACGGTCATAGCACCTATAGTGCTTGTGTCTGACCAGATGTACCAAGCATCAAGCTGGATGTGGTAGACGAAAGTCACTCCCGGAGGGGTCGAGTCTAGCGTAAATGGATCATCAATGTCTAAAGCATCTCTAAAGTTGAACATGACAAAGTCTTGTCCATCTATGCGGATATGGTTAGCCATAGTCTCATTAAAGTTATTTATAGATCTTAAGTATTTATCTATAGGAGCTGATATCTTCTTAATATCTCGCCCTCGTAGAGCATAGATCCCTGAGTCCGATCCTAAGAAATAATAAGTAGCATCTATATCAACTAAAGCGTCAGCGTAAGCCAAGCCTATTTTTATCTCCGCTCCGTCATATCTGGCGAAAGGAGTTGTGGCGTCTCCTGTGCTGTAGTATTGGTCTATTGAGTTCGGACCAAATAAATTCAAGTCACCACCATTAGCCATAATGCGTCTTAACTGGTCAGCTTGACTCTCAGCTTGGAATGATCCTCCTCCTCCGCCTGATGAAAAGTCAGTAGGATCGCCTACGGCTGAGTAGTACACTCGATCAGAAAAGGTCTCTATAGCTAAGAGTCTCTTATTAACAAAAGCGTGGTCAATGATAGCATTAGGGATCTCGGCTGGGTTTATAGTTGTGGCCGCAGCTAAGACATAATCGTACATATAAATAACGTCGTTCGTGTTAAGGAACGCGCAAGCGGCGTTAGAGGCATTAGTTCCTTCTATGTACTTAGGGCCACCGCTTTTTAAGAATGCTTCGGCACTTGCTTTAGCGTAAGTGTCCTCGGTGTCTATATATAATTGAATGTCACCGTTGCCCGTGGCGTCGATTAAGTTTCCTTCGTAGACGTAGATTGTCGTAGAGTCTGCGGCCACTATCATTATCTTATTACTTAGACTGGCTGAGGTCTCATTTTGTGTCATGAAGGCGCCATATATATCTTTGGTGCCGTAGGTTGTTCCGCCTGCGGTGTTTAAAGTGACCGTAGTGAATGCCGGTCTCTTATGTATGAAATCAAATATATCTCTGAACCCATTGATAATCCTTTTATCAAGAGTGGACGAGGCAACGCCTGAGTTATCCTCGTATGTTCCTTTGAATATAGGTACTTTAACCTCGGCCATTATACCCCTTTATCTTATCGTCATCAGCCAACTGGCGAAGCGCCTTCTCAGGGTCTTTCTCCTTGGCCACTTTAATACTCTGCTCGGTAACATATTTAACCTCGTTCTGCTTACGTCTAGCGTACATTCCCATAAGCGTAGTTATGGCAAGGCCCGCACCGGGTAATATACCGTCCGCTAAAGACGCTGCAACCTCTGGATTGATTTTAGGGCTTGACCCTTCGTCAATATGTTGCTTTAGTTCTCTCAGCACTGGTTGAGCTGCTTGATCCTCTTTCAAGATGTGATCAAATAAGTCGTACGATAGGGCGTCGCTTTTATCGACGTACTTAGATGTTGCAACACACCCAGCTAAACCCAAGGATCCACAAAATAACAGTAATGATAAAAAGAATCTCATTCCGCCGTATAGGTCCCTTGAGCAAATAGGGGAGTGTGTTCTTTACTGTCTGCTTGCGCTTTTGATAAGGCTTTTTCATACATAGAGCTTAATTGTGATAATTGTGTTCCCCAAACACCAAACTTAGGGGCTAATCTTGTCGCTAATCCCAGTGATAAAGCTTCAAACCATCTTACAGGGAAATCAGGGTTATCGGTGCCGTTGTCGAAATCCTCTATGGTTCTCGTAGCTAAAAGATGAACAACCATGCTTGCCTCTGGTACAGGATATAAATAGCCTGTTATGGCTGACAACTGCTCATCAAAGTACACAGCCCTAGGTACACCGCGATTAGTAGTAATCTTATTAGTAAGATCAAGATAATTTCCGAGCGGTTCAATTCGCACGGGATAGTCGTATATTTTTCCATTTACTTCCTCTCTAACAAAAACTTGGTCTACGGAAATATAAGTCGCATCCAAGTCAAAATCGCCTCTAAAGTTATACGCAGTCGATGTGGCCCAAGCGCCCCCTGCGGTATCTGTGGTTTGTTCCCAGTATGATGTCCAATTAGCTCCAGTTCCGGGCTCATCGGCTGCCGCAGATGTATGGCTTCTGAGGCATTTATAATTAGTTCCGCTGTTGGAAACTACAGAAGACGCAGTTAGCGCCTTCTGAGTCCAAGTTCTAGTCCATAATTGCACTCCTTCTAACTGGAGAGCTTTTATGTACATATTAAAGGTTCTGTCGGCAGATGTGGTGTCAGCGGACGGAACGGTAGCACCCGTAGCTAAAGAGTCTAATAACTCAAGAGCTTCTTTGATGATATCATCTCTAGTTAAAGTGAAGTCCGTTGATCCGCTGGTTGCCATATCTTATCCTTTGAATGCCTTGCTAAATCTGTCAGTTAAAGCTAATTTTGATCTACTGAGACCATCTACGTCTGACTGAGGGGCTCTGATCGCTAGGTCGTAGACAGCTAAAATGACGTTAGCCTCTTGCAAACTAAATTCAATCTTAGCTGATTCTTTTACTTCTGGTTTTTCTTCTTTTTTAGACATAATATCTCCTATTAAGTATTAGGAGCGTCATTATAGTTGAAATCAGAAGCTACAACCTTTTTAGCGTTTTTAGCGTCAATTTTAGCCCTTATTTTACCTACGAAATCCTCTTCAAACTCACATCGGATATACTCAGCGTCTATCTCTTCTTTCGTCCAATGAGAAAAATGCTTCTTAGGTTTGTCTGAACAGTCCCAGACAACATCTACGAAACCACATGTCCCAGTCTCAGAACAAGTTCCTTCGAGGCCGAAGACCCATTGATGGAGCTCGTTTGTGTCTTTATCAACTAAAGGTTTTCTTATAGGTTCGCTGTATTCTATGCTCATGTTATTTAACCAAATATAAGTCTACGGTTTCTGAGATGTTCTTGATTAAGATCCAAGCTGGATCTACGACTTGGCCTTTAGTGATCGGAAGTTGACCTACTAAACCCACGTCATTCCACTCAGGTCTTTGGTCCCTCGTGACAAACTCTTGCTCTGCGTCATAAGATGGATTAAGTTGTCTTTCGCCTTCCTCATCTAATATATAGGCACCGTAGTCGTCTTTAAGATACTTCTTTTTCCAATTAAGACCTACATTTCCTCTGATCCCCGGTGCGGCTGATATGACACCTATCGGAGTTTCGCCCTCAGAAGCTTCTTTAATCTTCCCTTCTTCATCTAAGACAACCGTAGTGCCGTGGGCCATAGCCTCACCGTTAGCCGCCTCAAACGCCTCTGCATAATCCGCGCCGCCTCCGGTCCAAGATCCATCACATAGACCTTCGCCGTCACCTCTTAAGCTATGCTGGGTATCGGGAGTTCCGTCGTAGTCAGACTGCGTAGAGAATAAAGCATAAGCTGAGTTTGCTGTCCTAGCGGCTCTAGCGAATCCCGCTGATGATGAGAAGGTAGCGTGATCATTAGTCACGGTTAAGTTCCCTGTGTTAGCGGCTGACTTAACCTCTAAGTCGCCAGCTATGTCACTATCTCCGGTCACGTCAATCCCACCCGTCGTTATAGTTACAGCTCCAGTGAAGCTGCGCGTACCGTCGGCTAATGAGTATTGAGTGTGGTCGTCGTCGGTCAGACCAGTTAATGCTCCGTGGTCGGATACGGCGTTAGTGTCAACATAGTTTTTAGTGGCGACATCCTGAGCCGCCGACGGATCTTTAACGTCTATAATTCTTTTGTTGGCCATGCTTATAGCATTATCAACGTGGCCTGATGTTATCTGAGTGTAGTCAGCAGAAGTCACGCGTTTCCACTCAGCTTTAAGAGCTCCGCCTGATATAATCTGATATCCACCTACGTCCGTGCCGCCATCATCATCTACGGCAAACCTTGGAGTAGTTTTGTCTAGCGTTACGTTACCAGTGAACTCTCTCGTACCGTCAGCTAACATATAGTGAGTGTGGTCGTCTGCGGCTGAGTGAGCGCCAATATCTAAACCATCTACGGTCCCTGAGACAGCAATGTTACCGACGACATCTAAAGCTTCACTAGGAGAGGATGTTCCTATTCCAAAGTCTCCGGCTGAGTCCATATACACGCCGAAGGATCCATTTGTTCTAAATGACAATAGTTTAGTAGAGTGGTTATATTGAAACCCCGCCTCAACTGTGTCACCACTGTTACCAAAGTAAAGAGCGCCGTTGCTAGTAAGCCCCGATAATATAGTTGCACCCGAGTTCCCTGATCCCTCGAATACAGCCTCATCACCGTTTACGTTAGCTGATGCTGCCCCACTCGATCCAGACTTAACGTGTAGGTTGCCGAAGGCCGCGGCTGACGTAGTGCCCATGCCTACGTTACCAGTGATATCCATACCACCCGATGTTATGGTTACGTTCCCTGTGAAGTTTCTTGTGCCATCAGCCAAAGAGTATTGGGTGTGATCATCGTCACCTAGGCCAGATATAGATCCATGATCTATAGACCCTTCTGTGAAGTGGAGAGTAGCGTCAGCAATGTGATTAGTAGAGGCCGTTATAGCCGTATCTATCTGAGCGTGAGTATTTGTTCCCGCGCCTGTTATGCTTTGGTGGTTTATGCTCGCCTCTGTGAAGTGAAGAGTAGCGTCAGCCACGTGAGCGTCGTAGGCTGTCTTATGAGCTGCTACGTCTACGCCATCTACGGTTCCGCCTACTAAGACATTTCCTGTTAGATTTATGTTGCCGGAGACATCTAGCTTTTCACTAGGGCTTGAATTGCCTATTCCGAAGGCCCCAGCCGAGTCCATATACACCCCGAAGGCTCCGTTCGTTCTGAATGATAGTAGTTTAGTAGAGTGACTATATTGAAACCCTGCCTCGACCGTGTCACCGCTGTTACCAAAATATAGGGCACTATTGCTAGTAAGACCTGATAGTATAGTTGCGCCTGAGTTTCCTGACCCCTCGAATACAGCCTCATCTGCGTTTGCGTTGGGTCCAGAGGCTCCGCTCGACCCTGTCTGAACGGTAAGAGTCGTGCCATCAAAGGTGAGGGCTGAGTTCTCTGTCAGTCTACCTCCTCCTGATATGCCGTATGGTATGTAATTTTCAGTTCCTACGGCCCCTAGAGTGACTGTAGCCTCCGACCCTATAATACCAGCTTTTAATTTATCATCGGACTCATCAAACAATATTCTAAAGTTGGTCTCTGTGCCCCTCTCGATTTCGATACCTGATAGCCCAGCTCCGCCTACGCCAGCACCTACCTCTCCTGAGTTGGTGGTGAAAAACTTCCCTAGTATATCGTCCGAACCTGACGCACCGGGGTTAAATGTGCCGTCTACTACTAAGTCCCCTGTGACGGACAGATTTCCGTTTATGACGGCCTCACTCTGTGCTGTCCATTGGCCTGCAAATAATCCACTCATTTTTTATATTTCCTCATATTCTTCGGCCCATCCGTTGATGGGGTCATTATAATAAGCTATGGCTTCCGTTTGTGTTTTTATGGTCCCTACGTCAGATAAATCTAGTATTGCCTGCGGCGTAGCTCCTTCCCATTTCACGATGCACCTAGTCCCAGCTAAGTTACATCTCACACCATTTTTCTCTGATATGGCAGATCTAACGGATTCTAAGTCTGTATGTAATATATCTGTGTACGATTTCATGTGCAAAGTTGCCTCGTTGGGTCTCCTGATTTAGTGAATGATTGTCCTGTCTCCCACGTAGTTCCGCCATCGTTGGATCGAGCGACTTCTGTTACTCCGAGTAAAGTACTATCGACTCCTGAGCTGTAATCTGCGGCGTTGGTAGCTGCCCCCGAGTGCATAGCAAATTTCCTTGTTCGTACATTAGCAAAATCACCTCCGAAGTTGTCTCCCCCTAGAGTAATACCATTATTCGGTGTACCCATGGTGAAACTCCCTGTTCCTGCAAACACATCAGCCGCTACCCCATCTATATAGAAATCTAAGGACGATGATGAACTCACTATCACAACCTTTTTCCAGTTCAGAGTTGGACTAGGTAGAGTTTTAAGAAATGCCTGTCTATACCCTGTCCCCGTTGTACTAAACAGAGTACAGAAAAATTGTAATGCCCCGCTATCGTGATATGTGAAATATAACCCACCTTCCCCTGTCACGGTTGCCCTACTGTTAAATATGTAATGATGCCCTGCACCGGATCCTATGTAACACTCGAACTCGTATGTCTGCTCTCCTGAAATCTCAAGACTAGCGTCAGTGCTTTTGAAGCTGTCATCCACGCCGTCATACACCGTTTCGTAGCATACGGCATCAACAGCAGGGGCCGGACGCTGATCCGGAAACACGCTAGTCAACGGAGCCGTCAACGGCACCGTCATTCCAGAGCTAAGTGTAGAGCTAATGCCCATTTATGGGTTTCTTGTTCTCCTTACAACTGATACTGCTCCGGCTGTCGTAGGTTTAACGAGTCTTACGACTGCGGGACCTCTACATCCTTGGTTTGTATTGTCCACATCAAGAACGATAGCCGCTCCAGCTTCTACGATCGGTTCATAGTTGCCGTTGACTTCTTGCTCGATGGGTATAGTTTCTGATCCGGCTAATCCGCTTGCGAAGAACACTACGATACCCTCGTCTTGAGAGATAACTATGTCGTCGGAAGTTGATCCGGCTGTTACTTCATTAAATATTACTTCTGTAGCCATTTTATTATCCTTTTAAAAATAGAAGGGAGGTTTTTAGGCCCCCCTTCATGTTAGATTAGTCTAACGCTTCCATAATTGTATAAACAACTTGGCAGTGTGCAACTAATGTGTCTAAGTCAGCAGATGTCACTAAATCAATAGTGTCAGCAGCAGTATAGATCTTTCCACCCGCAGCAGCGTAAACTGCTGTATTGATAGGTTTGTCAGATTTAACAAGACCAGCAGATGTAGCATCAACACCAGCTAAGAATCCGTCAACGTCAGCACCATCACCTAAAGTAAGAGTAGCCGCGCTGTCTTCAACAGTAGCGATATAGATAGAAACACTGTGAACAAGAGCACCTTGAGGTATCTTGAACAATTCAATTACACCATCCTCACTTTGATCTACGTTAGTAGTCGCAGCGTTGATAGTCATGTTATTAACAACAACATCATTTGTTAATTTTTTAGACTCTTGTGTACCAAGAGTATAAGTAGTTAAAGCCATTTTATTTTTCTCCTATTTAAAATTAAGCGTCAGAAATTTGAGTACGAGCAACATTAAGAGCCACAGAACCGTAATCCAAGCTATTGAATACTGGTTTAGCCACATCATAAGTCATGCTCGTTGCGTATGCACATTCGTTCTCGTAATCGAATTTTTTAGAAACGACACTAGGTCTTTTACCCCATGCCCATAGTAAAGATTGAGCACCTAAGAATAGACATTTAGCACCCGGAACATTTGAACCAGCACCAAAGTTAGTAACGATCGGCACGTTTTCATGTTCGTGGATGATTACGTTGTCCCACATACCTAATGCACCATTGAAAATAGGATTGCTATTTCCACGGATGTTAGCGTTTTGTTGAGCATTGTTCCAAGTAGTATCTTGTTTCAAGTCATACGCTACGTCAGGGTGAATCAATAAAACATAGTGGTTTTTACCGTTGATTCTAACTGGACGAAGAGGAGTTTGAGATCTGTTACCACCAGTTACAGCCCAAGCTTTGATTTCGCTGATAAGATCAGGAGTCATAACCATAGAAGTTGTAAGAGTAGCGTCAGATGTTGCTGTAGAAGCATAGAAAGTTTTAGAAGCCGCTGAATCTGTATAAGCGTCAAAACATTCTTGGTCGATTTTTTCAGTCGTTCTGTCCATAAGGGCAGATTGAGACTCCTCAGAAATACTGAACATCGCACGTTGACGACTCATTGCACCATCATCGCGCACAGCGTGTCTCCATTGTTTTAATGTTAAGTTAGTAGTGTGAGTAGTTAAGCTCTCTTCGTTACCTTCAAGAGTTTGACCCTCAGTTACACCAGCGCCAGATAAGCGCATTCTGATTGCAAAACGTACACGATCACCTTGTCCTGATTCTAAGTCAGATTTAACTTGAACGATAGAGTCAGAGCCAGTGCCCATGAAACGTGAGAAGTAAGATGCTTTAACAGTGTCGCGGAATAATTTCTCGTTCCACAGTTTAACTGTTTCAGCAGAATTTGTTGTAAATCCTGTTTTAGACATTTGTCTGTTTCCTGTTTAATAAAGTAAAGTAAGGTTTTGTTTTAAGCGGATCAAGCACTCGCTAACATTTTCTCTATCTGAGCATCAGACAAAGCGGTTATGTCAGAAGGTATTTGAATCGTACTATCAGAACTAGCAGACTGTCCAGATTTCGCACTGACGACCGCGCTCGGCTTATTAAGCTTGTTTATCACGTCCGTAGTCTTCCCTTTGGTTTCAGCTAATTGCCCCTTCAAACTTTGAATCTCCCCTAAAGCAACTGCTAGATCAACATTTCCAACAAGGCTATCCGTAGTCAGACTATTAACAAACTCGTCCGAAGCTCCTTTTCCCTTGTACCATTCGCGTATGCCACCCATTTTAGACTCAAACTCAGGATCTAAATTCAAAACGGTCGATCTGTTTTGAACGAGTTGATTTTGTTGCTCCGCTTTAGCAGATTCACGTTTATCAAGCTCGGCTTGCAATAGTTCCTTTTGAGCTGCGACAGGGTCATCAGCAAATTTATTAAGAAATTCATCAGATGTTTGCTCAGGTGCTTTTTCAGCGTTCCTAAGTTGACCTAATTCATTTCCTTGTCGATCAATTAAACTTTGAGCATTTGTGTTTTGTATTTTTTGCTCATTGAGTTGCTTTTCTAGGGCCTCTAGTTGTGAACGAAGCTCAGACATCTCGTCATTTGTTTCTTGTGGTTCTTCTGCCTCTGCACCCTCAGCTTGTAAGCCTTGCGACTCTTCAACTGGTTCCTCTGTTATACTAGCGTTCTCGCTGCCAGCGTTAAAGATATCCTCTAAGTGTGCGTCAGCGGGAGGTGTCTCCACTGCTGTTTCTATATCAGACATTAAATGTCTCCTGTGAAAATAGTAAGGCTCTCGCGTTATGCAAGTTTGTCCTAAATCCGCCTAAATTGTCCTTGAGCTTAATCACGTTGGAGCGTCTCCCGGAGGAAGTTGCGCCCCTACAGCTTGAGCTTGTAACTCATCAGGTAAGGATTTTAATAATTCGGTTTGTTGTTTCGATTGCTCGGCCTGCGCTGCTGCCTGTGCTTGCTGTGCAAGGTTTCCAAGAATTTCAGCTTTATTGGGGATATCACTAGCCGCAATAATAATTGAAGGATCTTGAATAACACCTTGTTTAGCGAGCTCGAAAAGAATAGCAAAGTTAGCTGTGCGCGCAGTAGGAGAACTGATTGAAGGCGTAGTAACTACGTCATACTTCATCAAGTCCTCATTTGCTAGTAAAGCTTGCGCCTCAGCTACGTTTATCTGATTCTTTTGTTGATCTGCCTCAGATGCAGGACGGCTATGATTAACTAGCCGAACTATGCGTTCCACGTCATAAAGGTCTCTTACTTTAGCTATCACTCGTTTAGCCAAAAGCCTCTTTGCCGCGTTTAAATTATCGAATAAATACTCGTTCGCCATTTGCGTCGAGTGTTTCTTTTCTTGTAATGCTATGCCTGAGAACTCTCTGTCTGAGAACCCTAGAGCCTCTTGTGGTATGTTCATTATCTCTCTAAGCTTATTAGAACTTAGCTCCATCATACCTACGACCTCCGCAGGCACTCTCGATCCCTCTACCTTCTCAGGTAAGTTGGACATACTGTCAACCTTAATGACATAGCCCGGAGTTGAAGCATTGGCCACAAAATCTTTCTCGTCTTTAGCGCTCTTGAATGTATCGTCGTCTATGATCCAATTATAGGTCGCTTGTTTGTTAAGAATGTCTATAGCCTGTGAGTGTCTTTTGTTTATCTCACGCTGAGGATCCTTAACCTCCTCTACTTTGCCGTAGAAATATGCTCCGTCCTTCTTAGCGTATGAAGGTATGATATCAAAGTCATCAAGCTCAGACTCTTCTATGTAAACAGTACCAGCGACAACCGTGCGTATTACTTTAGACCTATTTCGTCTCACAGTTCTAACCATAGGTATAGTCTCCCACTCGTCTGCCTCTTTCTTACTAAGCTCAGGTATAGACTCAACAAAGCCATCCTCAGGTACAACTATCCCGTACTCAGTGAAATAAGATCGCATGAAGTTCTCTAGGACTAGAACCTCTTTCTTCTCAATATCTACGATCACCTCAGCACCCATGCCGAAGCCCAAGTCGATCTCAACACCTACGGCATATTGATCACCGGGGTTATCTATAATCGGGTCAGGCGTCAGCTCTAGGTTAGCTGCGGTGAACATAGAGTTAATCTTGTCCGCTTTGTCGGGGAACATTTGCTCAATCTTGCCTTTAGAGAACCTACGGAACTTAGTCTGATGCTCTAGGTCTTTAAGGTCAAAGCGCTCATGTGGACCGTAGACCACCTCTTTGTTAGATAGGCGTTCGATGACAATCTTGCCTCGCACATCTTCATCAAAGTCTTCGTAGACATGGAAGTTGCCTCTGCCCTCGATCATCTCATCTAAGAACACTAATGACTCCTCATGAGGATATCCATTTTGATCCTCAATGTTCTTGTACACGACATCTAGGATCTCAGCGACCGCTTGATCACCCTCTTCGATGGGAGCGAACTTAGTATCAGTCCTGTTCTGCCTTTGGAATCCCGCTAATAGGTCAACCTTAGCTGCCACCTCATTTATAGTTATAGCGGTCCTTTTCTCGCGGCTTAGTTCTTGTTTTTGCTGTGTAGGCCACTGATCTTTGCCCGTATAGAACCCTCTAGCCTCTTTACCATCCTTTCTGGCCGTATGCTCGTACTGTAGCTCAGACTTATATAAAGCTAAGACTGCGTCAACTTTATCTTTATCAGTTCTCTTTGGCTTCTTTGTTAATTTAGGTGCATAAGGAACGACTTGATGTGTATGACCATCCTCCGCTGGCTCCATGATCCATTGTTGAAGCTCTGGGCTAAATGCTATGGAGTGAGTATGACCTTTCTTTAAAGAAGATGCCCCTTGTCCTACGGTTTCATTTAAGTACACTAAGTGAGTGTGCTTTTGATCTGTGGATGTTCCGGCAAGCTGAGGCATAACCCATATTATCTAAGCCTTTTTCACTTGTTTATCTTGACGTGTCCTCGGGTCCCGTAATATGTACGCTTACCTACAATATTTTTAGTTTACCGTAGATGACCGTACACCGATTATTAACGCCAGAGGATGTAGCGCGAGTGTTAAGCGTATCAACGCGAACTTTAGCGGACTGGAGAGTTGACAAGAAAGGCCCTAAGCACATTAATATGAATGGAAAGGCCGGAGCGGTTAGATATCCTGAGGATAAACTAATACTGTGGCAACAAGAGGAATTTGAGAGGAGCTGGGGATGAGAGAGCACATCGTTCCTCGAGGGAGAGATAGGGCCATACTTACGCTAGGGCTCCTGTACGATTGGGTAGAAGAATATCCACGCCATATTAAAGAGGGTTACGCACCTTATTATGAGTGTGACGAGGAGTATAAAGGGCTGCCTTATGTTGAGGCTAGTGATATAAGGGTTTATTATAAGGGTGGGAAATGAATACTGAAGAGTTAAAAGAGATTAAGAATGAACTACGGTCCATTTTGGACGATCAGATAGTTGCCGTCGGCGCATCTAAGACCGTAGAGGATATAGTGGAGGTCATAGGTAAATCTATGTTCAAACTGAATGAATTTGCAGAACTTTCGTTTGCCGTAGAAGAACCCAAGAAACCTGAGCCTAGTAGGATTATTATTCCTTGATCGGCCTCGGTATATTTATAGTGGCCGTAGTCGGGTTTGCCGTCTATTGTTGGAGGTATGAGTCTGACTACGGGGATATAACCTACAAGGTACTTGACGAAGGGGATCTACAGGCTGGAAAAGCTTTTGAAGCCCGCAAGGGTCTGATTTACATTAGCGCCGACGGTAAGCGCGAGGGCGAAAATCCATCTACGGTCCTCTTATACCTGAACCACCTGAGGTATATAAAGCGAGAACAGACCAAATTAGACCGCGAGTTCCGTATGAACCGACTTAAGAACCAGAAGATCCATGGGAGGAGAGTGTGAACACAATGGACAAAGCCCTGCGGGACTACGGCCTCAGATGTCTCGGTCGTTACCTACGGGACGAGCTTAATGCCGAGCCTGAGATGGAACTTATGGACCTAGGCGATCAGCTTGCCGTAGCTGTGGAGAAGGATGACCGTAGGCACTGCATAAGAGTGAATAAGGACGACCTAGATAAACATGGAGACCGTTGGCCTCAGCATATAGTTAAGATGCTTAGGGAGAGACTTAAGAAGACGTCCTTGTGTCATAAGTGTGGCTCGCAAATTAAGTTTGCTATATTCCCTCAAGATGATGGGGGATATAAGCTGGCTATGGATCCTCATGAGTGTGAGTGACTGTAGACACTGGCATCAACTATGGGACACCGATGAGGTGGAGTTCGCAAGCACTCTGGCTACAAAGCAGACATGTATAGACTGTGGGGCGGTGTCTCCGGTTGGGTCCGAGGATTTTAAGCCCCTAGATAAGCGTACTCGTCTACGGTCGCCGTAGTCGTGTCCCAGCTATCGTCGGCTCTGTCTTGAATGAACCGTCGGTCGTCGTAGTAGAAGGTTAGATTAAGGGCATCAGCGATGTCAGGTGAGCCGCCGACCCTTTTCTTCATCATAGACTTACCCTCGACCTTAATTTTCCCTGACTCATCAGAGTATTTAATGTCCGTGAGCTGATTTATGAGGTCTACGTCATCTGGGATGTCTGGGTTCTCGTTGGCGAACCACTCTCTACAGCGCCACCAGAGCTCATCCCTTAAGCGCATGAACTTATCTGGATCCTTAGCTCGCCTGCTTGACTCTACTGAAACCCATTTACAGTCTCGGTTTCTCTTAAGCATATCGTATATTGGACCTCCGACGCCTACAGTGTCAACAAAGCAAGCGTCTATATCGTTTCTGTAGACGTAGTCGATCACTAGGTCAGCTACTTCTACCCCGTCGAGCTTTGCGTACTGTTGTATATCTAGGATTTTCCCTCCTTGCCGTAGGAGAAACACTGTTTTATCTCCGCCATGGCGAGCTGGGTCCACTCCTAATACCCTGCCTACTTCTTTGGGTGGCTTCAATTCTCTATATGAGGCATCACTTACCCAACTATAAGGAATAAGAACGTCATCACCACCTTGTGGAGGTAAGCCAAGGACGTTTACCCTGTAACCATCTGAGTCACGGCTCCCATATTTCTCTAGGGCCATAGCTAATGACTGCTTAGACACTAGCTCAGACTCCTCAGCGTTCCATCTTAGCTTATACCACTTGTCAGCCATCTTCCCATGCTGGCTCTCATGAGCATAGCCACTGTTCTTAATAGGGTTAAACGTCTGAATACATATATTAAACTTACCAGTCATCGTTCTCTCTAGCGGTTCGAACACCGCGTCAGGAATACCAGCCGACTCATCAGCTATCATTATCATATTCGGGCTATGGTCACCTGATAAGGTCGCTTGTTGCTCTGCTATGTTCGCATTCTTCTGACATATCGCCATTTTAGCGAACCTAGGCTGTATCTTATCCGCCACGACCGACTCATCGAACACTATTCGCTCGCCTGTGACCTTAATATAGTCCCTAAAAAGGAATGCGTACTCACCATTGGGTAATTTAGCGTGTAACCACTGCGATACACCCGCCCAAATAACTGTTTTTAACTGATCTTGCTTAGTTGAGGTCACGACAAGCCTTGCTTCGTCCACATTTAAGAGGAACCAAATAATAACCCAGCTCAGAAACGCAGATTTACCCACACCCCTTCCCGCTGTGATAGATAACCCTAGCATCTTAGCTATGTTCTGCATCTCATCGTCAAAGTCACCTAGATTTATCTTCTTAGGATCCCTCTTATGATCAACCTCCCACCGCATGTACTTAGCTTTATATAACCGACCGAGCGCATCTAACGCTTCTTTCTGTTGACTGGTTATCTTGAAGTCACGGTCGATCTGCTCGATCCGTAGACAATCCCTCACAAACTCATAAGGATGAGACTGCCAGAAGATCCTCTTCTCTACTATGCTTTTAACTAGGTCGGCGCTCATATGTCCGTTCGGTAATCTTTAGGGGGATTATGGTAGGATTTAGGGGGATTGTGTTCGATCGGGGTCATCGCCTAAGTGCCCCCTCGAGGTCATCTATGATATCATCCTTTCTTGATATGAGTTGGTCCAGACCACATAGCACACAGTCATACATAGTCTCATGCTCCTCCTTACAGTCTACGGAACATCGGTACAGATGATATAAATGCTCCATTTGGTCTTCTAGGTTTCCTAACATAAGAGGTCGTCGAGCTCGTTAATGTCCGTAGGCTCTCTAGGATCAGACCTGAAATCCTCTAAGATGTCCTCAGGCCATTGGTCAGCCGCAGGCGTGACCTTATTGAACACCTCATTAAGATGGTCCCTTATGATAGACCATTGCTTCTCGTCTGGAGTGCACCTAGGATGCCTAGTCTCGGCGAAGCCTTGGAGCCAATAGCAGAATTGTTCGGGTGTCATGGGGTTATTGTAGTCCTGAAAATATTTTGGCTAATCTTTATTTGAGACAATTTTTAGTGCTCCTTGCGCTGATAATAGCCCCCGGTGTACCCGAGTCTCTCGTGCTCACGGATATGACAATTCGAACATAAGACCAAACACTTCTCGATCTCAGATTGAATCTTAGGCCACGCAGCGCCTGTGCTGACCATCCTAGCTACCCCGTTCTCCTTGTCCCCGAGATGATGATACTGGAGAACCACAGGATCCTTTTCCCCACAATGGTCACAACCGTGCATAATCTTATGAGCCCTGACCTTAACCCTGTTAGAGTCACTACGGCCCCTCTGACTGAGCCTTGCTCTGATCTTAGCCCTACAGGGCTTACAGAACTTCCTACGGTCCATAGGGCCTCGGTTGGGGTAATCTGTACTTGGCTTATCTTTGGTGCACTCGGGGCATTTAATCATTGGTCCTCCATGGACTGCTTGGGGCCCCAACTTAGGGGGACCGTAGGCGTTCTACATATAGCTTTGGTTTCTAAAAATTACAAAAAATCTGCGGCTGACCTGTCCCAGTTACAGTTCCTATCTCGGGGTCGCCGGGGGGCATCCCCTCCCCCTGGGTTAAACTATTGTTTTTCAATGGTTTACGCCTACAGTCACCCAAGATACCCATCACGAATCACTGGCCTCACTTGTGACGTCTACAGTCACCTCAGCCTCTTCGGTGACTTGAGTGGCTGTAGCCAGTGGGCTGGCAAAAGCATTTGCTATGCTGACCGTTATAGCTTGAGCTTGACCGTTGTCTTGGCCTTTGCCTACTGCGCGGTCGTAGGTGCTGTTGAAGATGCTTTGAAGGGCCTTTGCGTCATCTTCGCTATCGACGGCCGTAGACAGCTTGCTTAAACTCTTGCTAGCTACTGCGAGCATTCTTGTCTTGAGTATCTCGCGTACACTTTCCTCTGAAGCGGCGTTGCGGCGAATGAGATTCTTTGAGACTTTAGCGATAGTCTTTGTCGATACTCTCAACTTTTGCTCTATTTCGGTGTACGTTGCGCCTTTGAGCAACATACCTTCAACTAATAGCTGGCGGCCGTCTGAGCTTTCCTTGTCTTTAGGTACAGGAGCGCGAGCTGTCTCAAGTGAGTCAAGTTTATTTTCAGTCATAACACTAGTAATTATATGGGCTTATGTGCATTCTTCAATTATCTTTAGTTTTCTTTAAAGTTTTCTCTTGACTTCTTTGGGGCTCTTGTTATAATCCTAAGAACTTAACTAAGAGGTAACAAATGACCAACGTCAAAACAATATTAAACTCATGCTCAATAGACTTAGCTGAATACAGCGACGCTAATGAGGTCATTCATGAGATTGATAGACTAGGCAACATGAGCTATTTTGAGAGCGAAGAGGAGCTCGACTCTTTTTATGAAACGATTGAAGAACTTTTAGACTAATAACACAACGGCCCACAAGGGCTAAACTTTTAAACTTAACAGAGGTAATAACATGAAAGATCAAATATTAGAAGCAATAGAAGACAAAAGACTAGACTTAAGTGAGTATAGCGATCAACACGAGCTAGTAGACGCTCTAGACTATGATGGGCGATTGCATGAGATCATAGATGGCATGATTGACATTTATTATTATGACATACGCAAGTGGGCCGTAGATAATTGGGAATATATTGAGAGGGCCGTAGATGAGGGTTTATGGGATAACTCAGGAGAGGCGGACTACCATAAAATGATACAAGCCGGCCAGTATGTTTATTATCAAGAGCTTGCATACGAGGCCGTAGAGGAGATCTTTGAAGAGTATCAGGAGGTAAACGCATGATTATCACCGGACTTATACTACTACTCGCAGTCATTGGGTGCGAGGTGTATAATATTGTTAAACAGGAGTTAAACTAATGAATACAAGCGAAGACAGAATACAAACGGACCTAGATTATTGTAAAAGGGATTTTCCCGACAGTAAGTTTTTTATATGTACCAATGAAATAGGCCAAAAGGCCATACTAACATCCACTGAGCTATCCCTGAACTATTGGAGAGGATTTAAAAAAGATGAGGTATAAAATTAGCAGTAGTATAGTTGATTGGCCTGAATACATACAATTACAAAAAGAGAAAGACTTGCTCCTAGAATATATAGACTTCATGGAGAATAAGTTTCTAGATGAGGGCAGGGTAATACAATCTGAATACGAGAGCTATAAGGACATTAGCCGCTCAATAGAGGAGTTAAATTAATGAAAGGTAACAATGATCAATCTATAAAAACCACGATCTTAAAACATGAGTTTGATTATACTTTTGAGATTGAATTGAGAGCGTGGTCATACTATGGGCGATTATACTCAAACAAGCGGTTTAAAACGCGCTCAGGGTGCCAACGCTCTTTAACTAAAGTGCTGCAAGGGTTAAACTTTGTGAGTAAATAAAGCTTTAACATCATCTACACCGCGAGCGACTATTGACTGGCCGCCCGCTTTTATCACTTGTTTTCTTTGGTAGGCTTGGAGCTCAGACTCTGAGCCTTTTTTTGTTTTGCATTCTATAGCATAAAACTTTGATTGATAACAGCAGATTAAATCAGCGGTCCCTGATGGACTCACAACAGTCGTGTTGATAACGTGAGCTCCGATACTCTTTAGATACTTCCTGATTGCCGCTTGTATTGTTTTTTCTGATTGCACATAGTCAGTTTATGAGAGCCAATCGTTCTAAAAGCTTTTCTTTGCGCATTTTATCTTTCACGCCTTGGCGTAAAACCGCCGCGTCCTGATAAGCTTGCGAAGCCTCTTCTAGCGTAGGAAAACTACCTAAGGACATGTATTTACCGCTAATAAATATGCGAACCCTAAAAGGATTAGTAGCGTTGTTGACCTCGTATTGTACGCCTTTAGGTAAAGGGCTTGTTGAACTAATTGAATTAGTCATAATATTATCTCCATAATGGATTGTTAGAAGATGACATTATATGGTGAGGTTAAGACGTGTCAAGGTTTTAATCTCACCGCTTTATGTCCCTAAAAAAGGACGCATTAAAGTTTCTCTTTTCAATCCCAACACGCTTAAATAAATCAACCTCCGGCGTGTCTTTGATAATAGGCACATAAATATCTATTGGATCTTTTCTGAGCTTATTGTTTTGCCTCTCTATAGCTTGTGCTACAACTCGACCGCTCCACGATAAACTATAAATACATACTGCTAAATTATTAACTCTAGATAGATCAAAACCCTCGCAAAATGAGGTTAAAGATCCCACAAAATAACGAGTATCATCTAATTTAAAAGCGTCCATATCAGTAGTACATTTTTCTTTACCTAAACGATCAATAATAAAGTTTCTTTCACCTATGAAATTAGTAAATACGCACACTTTATCGTATTTATTAAGCTCTGATTTTATATAGTTTGTTTTAGTATCAGGGTTTAATAATTCGGGTAATCTTTGACCCTTTTCTTGATCATCAATGATCGTTCCGCCGCAACTTTGGAGGCTCTTTGATAAGACACTGGCCGCGCCGTCCGCCATTACTGTAAAACCTTCAAACTCATGAACACTTGTATTAGTAAAATGCTTAATCCATTGAACTAAAGGTTTATTTTCTAAATAGATGGGCCTTAATGTACTAGATACTTCAAAGTCTGCCTCAGCTTGCGTAAAAGGAATAAAAACTTCCTTAATATGGTCTTGAACTAGGTCCGGTTTAGTCTCATTGTAGACATTTACATATCGTGATCGTACTTTGATCTGATTGGGTATCCCGAACACCTTAAACCATGCGTAAAAATTCTTATACTCAGTCCAAAATTTATTCGTTATTCTCATTTGATGAAACATTTGAGATGTGCTCTCGATCTGAGGAGTACCACTCAAAAGAACAGCTTTGGCTTCAGGATTAGCCACAAACAGAGCATTTACTTGTTTTTGAACTTTTGTGGGCTTTGGATATGTCCCTAAAGCGTGAGCTTCGTCTAAAATGATCGTTTTCCACTCCTTTTTGGGGATCTTGTGGAGACTCTCGTAATTGATTACCTCTATTTGTCCAAATTTAGCTCCAAACATCGACGTAATATCTTTTTTGATAGAAGGGCACGCCCGCTTCTTCGAGACGAAGAGAGAGGCATCCTCGGGCGTTTTAGAGCTATCATGAATATGAGCTATCAGACTCAACGCGATAGGGGTCTTCCCAGTACGAGGAGCCATAGCTAAATAAACAAGTCCGAACTTATCTAAAATCGGTTTTGCTTTTTCTAAGATTGTTTTTTGATATTTGTATAATTTCATGATTTTCCTAATTTTATGTGAAATGTGAATTGCGTTTACCTTACTCTTTGTATATGAATTTAAAAACTTCTATTTTATAAAAGTCATTTCAAAATAATAGATATAGCTAAAAACGGCCCTTTTTTTGGTAAATATCTGTAAATCAACGATCTAACTTTTTTTATGGTTGTTTTTGCGACACATTTTTGGCTGATCTGGTTGTTTCTGGTTGTTTTTGTGACACTTTTTCCACCGATCTGGTTGAAAATTTCCATTGATTTAGCGTGAAATGTGAATTCACATTCACGTGAAATGAAAAAACTCACTTTTTCGCTGCCAAAACCCGAAAAAAACAACCACGACGCCGCCAGAAAACAACCAGATTTGCGAAAAAACAACCACGACGCCGCCAGAAAACAACCAGATTCAGCCATCTACGGCCACCAATTTGAACCCCCAATACGCCGATTTAGCCCTTCCTTTAGAAGTCATCGGTCTCGTAGGTTTAATCCTATCGCCATTTAGGTTGCAAAAGATGTCCTCAAACTTATTCTTTGAGACTCTAGTTTCTCCGGCTGCCGCTGTCCACCCATCATAAGCAAGGTACATATCTTTAGGGGTCACGTGGCTTTTTTCATCTACGGTCACACAGTCTCTATAGAAGGAAGTTATGGGTGAGCTTATGTCTTGCATTGAAGACACGACGGCTTTAGACTTGTCAGGTAGATCAAAGACTCCGCCTTTAGTTAGCTTATCTAATCCTTTGAGGGCCCAAACGCATATACCTGAGAGTTCAGCTTGCAATCGCTCTTGTAGGTCAAACGACTCTTTGCCGTAGAAAGAATGGTCAAAGCAAACGGGGACAGTCCGTTTAGCTAGGGCTCCTGATGGATCTACGAAGCCGTGGATCTCATTGGTTGCCATAAGGATCCTTGCTTTGATCTTAACATCTAGGATAGCTTTGTTTTTTCTATTGACGGGCTGGGTATCTTCCCCTGATGTATTCTTAAGAACAGATAAGACTCTTACCCGATCAGTGTTGCCGAGGTGAGCATCTCCTATGATAGCGAGTTGTGCATGAACTAGAGGTTCCAGTCCGAATTCACCGCCAAGTGAGGATAGGGACGTTGATCTAGCTTCTGGGACTAATCGCTGGATGACATTAGTCAGGGTTGACTTGCCTGTGCGAGAGCCGCCTATAAACATAAACAACTTCTGGCGTGACGTGTCAGAGCTGATAAGGTAGCCCATAATCTTCTGGGTTAGGATAATGGACTCATTATCGTTGGGGAACCATTGCATCATAGACTGCTCGAACGTGGGAGCTTTGGCCTCTGGGTCGTAATCAAAGGAGAGTTGAGCGACTGAGAAGAACTTATGGGTGTGCTTAATAAGCTCTCTTGACTCAAGTCTGAGGAGCCCATTCTTGAAATTGATTATGGTATCTTTTTCGTTAGCTCCTATCCAGCATGGTAGATCTACGTCCGACCTAACTAAGCACAGGGACCGAAGAGACGCTTCGATCTGTAGAATAGCGTTAGTGTTGGCTTGGAACTTCTCAGGGAAGCCTTGATCATTAATGACCATAACTCTCTCTACTAACCATCGGCGAAGGAACGCTTTGAACTCTTCGGTCGGTGTGGCTCTATAAGATCCATCCTCGTAAGTGAACCATTCCTCTCTATAGTATCTTAAGTAATTAAGCCTACGGTACTCCTCAGCTATATCATCATAAGCCCCATAAGAGTCAGCAACAAAGCCACCGTTCTCTATGGCCTTACTCTTCTCTCTCCTGTTCTTGGCGTTTTGGATCTTAAGTTTCTCCTCTTTCCTCATTTTACGCATGTCACCTTTATTGATATTAAGGTGATCTTTGGCTGCCTCGGATATCATATTGAACTGAGCCTCTGTGACTTGGCCCATGAACGCCCCGTTCTCAAAGATATCATTCTTGTCCCTACGGTCAGATATGAGTTTGATGAGAGCCTTAGTTTTAACTTTAAGACCTACGGCCACGAGAGAAGGCTTCCATTTATCAGTAAGATTAGCAAAGGCCCACTTTGTTAGAAGCTCGGCCTCCTTACCATTCTGACGATCAGCGATACCCATTTGCTCACAGGCCGCTTGGGTCACTGTGTAGACCTCATTCTCCGAGGCGGATAGGGCTTTTCCTTCGTTAGCCACTCGTTGAGCTGTCTTATGTCTGATACCCTCTTCGACATCTTTGGAGATGACCATGGCCCACTCGTAATATTCGTCCAAGTCATCATGGGTTTCTACGGTCCTAAGTCCGTGGTCATCTGAGGCAACTAAGTCGGCCACTGGATGAGCGTCTATGATCTCTTGGAGAGAATACCTAATACTCTTATCACACTTAAGCAACGTACAGAGCACAGGATCACCACCGTTATGGATGGTTCCGGGGAGTCTCATGACTCTACTGATATCTTTAGGTGACGGATCGGAGCCGTAGAACTGGATGAGCCTTGTCTGATTGAGCTTGCCTTGGTTGACTGGACAATCATCGACTAGCCAGTAGACATGCCACTTACCATGGACACTAGAGCGAACTATTATACTAGGTTCGATTGGGAACTCAGGGAGCTCAGGTCTCATATCATCTATGTCGATCCATAGTGCATTTATTTTACCTATGTTGTCAGCCTTTAGCTTAGTCTGCCCTTCTGCTAGGTCATTGATGCCGAAGTATAGCGACTGTGTGCCGCCGGCTTTATTAACTTTAGAGATGTTATCCTTCATGTTCTCTAGCGTATCATCCCACTCATGCACTCGGCCTACTTTTTTCTTTTCAGCGAACGAGCAAAAGTGACTCTCTACTTGATGAGAGCCCTTGATCGCTTCTATGAATCTCTCCGCTTGTTCAAAATCATGCTTCATATTAATGTACTCCTAAAATTTCTTTTGCATAGAGCCATTCGTTGCCACCTTCGGCAATCCAATACTTCCCGTCATGCCTAACTATGGTAGGTAGACCTGAGAAAGTGCTCTTTTTGTTGTAGTCACTTACCACCATGGAGCAAGGAAACGTAATGTCTTCCGGTTTAGCCAACTCATCGGATAGGATTCTAGTGCCCCTTTTCATCTTAACTCCTCTACTTGCTTAACATAAGCTTCTAATCTTCTGAAAACATCCTCATTCTTTAGCAGAGCTGAGATCAACGTCTCTGAGACCCCGAACTTATCAGCCAAGAACTTTTGTTTTATTCCTGATCTGCGAATTGTATCTTGCATAGACATATTATTATCCTTTTAGTTGAAAGCTAAATTCTAGCCCCATTTTCAATACTTCAACACATTTTTAAATATTTTTTTAATTAACTCTTGACTCCCTATTTCCCCTCGCTATACTCCTCAGAACTTAACCAAGAAAAAAAATTATGAAAACACTAAACGAACAAGGAATAGTATTCGGTCTCTTAAGTGAAGCCAAGCAAGACGAGATGAAAGAAGCAGCCGCCCGAGAGGGAGCCAAGACTTACGCTTATAGCGGTTCCCATAGAGGGTGGAGGCAAGTAGATCCTAACTGGTTCACCGATGACGCCTACAAAGTAGAGTACACCGAGCCAAAAACAGTGAACTGGAGCAAGCAAGATTTCCTAGACTACTATTTAGCTGGGGGTAAACTGATGAAAAAAGCCAATAGAAACCGCTACATATCCATAGATGGCATGAATATGCAAGACCTTCCTTGCGACAACTTCATTCAAACAACCCACTCGAACTATTCTTATAGCAGCGCCCTAGCCCTCCTCGAGCACCCCCTAGACGGTCCTTTTGTTAAGGAGGTTGTCTAATGAAAATCTTAGAACAGGGGAGTGGAAGAGATCGAAAGATATCATCTCTCGGCATAGTTGATCCATCTAGGCCCTACGGAACTACGGACATTTGTGATAACTTAAATTGGCTTAATGAGTGGGGTCAGCTATTCGAGTACACCATAATAGACTTCGAGGACGATTATTATAAGATACCTGAGACTGTGCCGTGGTGTGATTGGACGCATGTAGGGAATCATGTGGAGGAGGGGAAATATCTATGGAACTTCATGCACTATAAAGAGAATGTTGAATCTTTCAGCCTTCACGATTCACCTGACTTCTCTGGTAAATTCACCGACGGCCACCTATTTAGGGGGGATATAGGAAAGGTGTCTATGGTAGCCCTTCTATTTAGTATAGCGGATATGAGAGAGGGCGATCTCTGGATCACCGTTAATGGCAGCGAGCATACTGTCCTTGAAGCACAATACGATATTTTTAGTCTCTTACCTCAACATGGAGCAGCATAATGGGCAAATACGATTGCAAAGACGGCTACTGCGGCGCTGGAGACTGCCGTAAATGTGGAGGCCAGAGTCCTGAGGACTTCTGTTCGATCCACGGTGAGCTTATGAACGATGATGTATGCGAGTATTGCAGAGAGGAGGAGTTCGAAGAGTTGCAGCAAGCCAATGCTGACCTAAAAGGTCTTTTGATCGGCGAGGAAAAACTCAACTCTGTGCTAAAGAGCGAGAATCTACTTTTGATGAAAAAGGTAAGTGATCTGGCTAAGGAGAATGCCCTTGAGTTTGAGAGAGGCAAACTAGAAGGCTTCAAAGAAGCCAAAACAATTTTTATGGAGAACAAATGAGCACCCGAAAAGAACATCTACAGTTCATCTACTATGGAGAACAAATGAAACTAATAAAAAACCTAGGCTTCGATGTCTACAAAAAGCTAGACCTCTTGAACAAGTCAACGCTTAACAATTTTGTCCCCGGCAACAGTCCACGGCAGTCACTTTATAAAAAGGACTCAAGTGGGTTCAACGAGGGCACTATGTTCCACAGCTCAATGGAGTTCGGCTTGGATAATAACCCTGAGCTTGTCCTGAGCGAGTATGATGCTTTCAGGTCTAACGAGGCTAAGATATGGAAGGCCAAGCAAGAGGCTGCGGGTAAGCATGTGATCAAACAAGATCAGATGGACGCTATCAAAGAGGCTAGACTAATGACTATAGAGACCATAAAATCTCAGATAGGCATTGATATCGAGGACGGCAAAGGTGATCATGAGCTCACTGGAGTAACGGACACAGAGAAGATCCGCCTAGATTACACTAGGCCCGAGGCTCACTTTGATTGGAAGAGTTCAGCTAGTGCTAAACCTTATTCATGTATGAAGGACATTGAGACGTATAACTATGATTTGCAGAGCTACCTATACGCTAAAGTATATCAAGAGATTACAGGAGAGATGAAGCCCTTTATCTTTGTGTTCCAAGAGATTAAAGCACCTTTTAATTGCACTTTGGTACAGATATCAGAAGAGAATACGCCAGAGGCTTGGGCCTTAGGCAAACATAAATACGATAAAGCACTTGAAAGAATGAATAGCTGTTCAAAATCCGACAGTTATGTGGCAACCATGCAACTATATATGCCACCCAAGTACACATTGGACAAGTATGGTGTAGAAATTAACCCGTTTTCATAAAGGAGTAGTAGTGAGTAATTCAAGTAGTTCATCCGGTGGCATAGGTGTCCTCGGTTTATTAGGAGTGGCGTTTGTTGTTTTGAAACTGACAGGCGTTATCAATTGGTCATGGTGGTTAGTCACGCTACCATTTTGGGGAGGGCTTGCATTGATCCTCGCCATAGCAGCTATCGCAATCGGCATAGCTACAATTTTTAGTAAATAATTTTTATAAAGGAGACAATATGTCAACAAACAGTAAGTTCAATCTTCCGGTAGCTACGCTATCCTATCCTCATCTCAGTTCCCCTGATGACAAATTCGATAAGGATAATCCTAAGTATAAGGCTAATCTTATATTCGATAAGGGTACAGATCTGTCAGAGTTAGAGACAGCGATCAAGGCTTTGAAATCAAAGAAAGCTAAAATGGAAGATATCATCAAAGAAGACGAAGAGGGTAGACCTTACGTCTCAGCTCGCAGCAAGTTTAAAGTAGGCTGCTATAACAAAGCTAAGGTTAAGTTAGCTCAAGATGAGATCGAAGATGTATTTTATGGCGGCTGTCGTGTCATAGCGAACGTCTCAGTTTACGCGCATAATTTTGGAGTGAGCGTAGGACTCTCTAACATCTTATTCGTAGATGACGGCGAACGCTTAGGCGGAGACGGCGGATCGCCTTTCGGTGAATCCGAAGACACCGATGACTCAGGGTTTCCATCGTGAAAGTAATACATCTCGATGTGGAGACTTACTCAGCTCTAGATATCAAATTAGGAGCTTATGAATACTTTAGGCACAAGAGCACTGAGCTCTTGTGCGCTTGTTACGAGATAGGCGAGGAGAACCGAGGCACGTTTACGCCTACGGTCAAAGGTAGTTGGCGTAAAGGCGACTCTTCCCCTAGAGATCTAGTGAAAGCTATAGAAGAGGGGGTAATCGTTTGGGCCCATAACGCTGAGTTCGAAAGAGAAGCTATTAACCACCTAACTAACTGGGGACACATAAGTGTGTCCCAGATTAGGTGCACCTTGGCTCTGGCGGCTTGCCAGAGTCTACCTTTGAGCTTAGATAAGTTAGGCAAGTGCTTAAACATCGAGCGCAAAAAGGACGCTGAGGGTAAGAAAGTTATGATGGCTTTATGTAAACCTAATAAAGAGGGGGTTAAACCTGAGCCAACTAACGAGCAAATGGACATTCTTGTAGAGTATTGTGCAAGAGACGTTGAGGCGGAGATCGACATCGGCAACATGTTATTACCGTACTCACAAATGCAGCTCGACGCGTACCACGCAACGGTTAAGATCAATCACCTAGGTATCCCCGTTGATCGTGAGTTAATCCAAGCTTGTCAAAAAGCGAGGCAAGAGCTTAGAAATCAAGCTGATATAAGGATCAAAGAGATCACTAACGGCGAGCACTCTATAGATATGATCATGTCGCCTATACAGCTTATGATCTGGTTGACTAAAAAGGGAGTGGACATTAAGAACTCTCAGAAGCAAACCATAGAGGACCTCTTAGCTAGTGACACTGAGCTTGATGCAGGAGTTAGAGAAGTCTTAGAGCAAAGGTTAATTGTCTCTAGTGCATCTCTTAAAAAATTCGATGTCATGGAAGGGACGAGTGAGAGCGATGGACGGATCAGAGGGACTATTCAGTTCCATGCGGCATTCACAGGGAGATGGGGAGGCAGACTCGTTCAGCCTCAGAATTTACCGCGTCCTGTAATAAAGGACTTGGACTCCGCTAGGGGCGTGGTCATGGATGGAGGTCATGTCGATGTTGACACACTTAAGTCTTTGATCCGCCACTCAATAAAAGCGCCAGAGGGTAAAGAGTTCATCTGTGCTGACTGGGCTAATATCGAGGGTCGAATGTTAGCTTATTTAGCTGGCGAGAAATGGAAACTTATGGCCTTTGAGGACTTTGATAATGGCATGGGCCACGACCTTTATAAGTTAGCTTATGCTAAATCTTTTAACATATCACCCGATGATGTTACATCAGACCAAAGAGCTATAGGTAAGGTGCAAGAGCTTGCCTTGGGTTATGGGGGCGGCGCTGGAGCTATTGAGGCATTCGCTAAAGATAAGTTCAGTATGGCTGAGAAAGAAAACATGAAAAAAAGTTACAGAAAAGCAAATAAGAACATTGAACGATTCTGGCACGATTTAGAATCCTTAGCCGTGAAAACAGTTAAACTAAAATCAAATAAAGTATTTACTCTTGGCAAGCTCAAGATGAAGTACAGTAATAATTGTTTGTTCATTATGTTACCATCAGGTCGTTGCATCAGATACCCTATCGTTAAGCTTAGAATGACTGAGACACCTTGGGGAGCTGAGAAAGAAGTCCTTAGTTATATGAAATATGACAAAGGCCAATGGCTCAGAACTGAAACTTTTGGAGGCAAAATATGTGAAAATGTCGTTCAAGGTGCATGTGCATGTCTCATGATGGAGGCATTATCGAGGTTCGATAATATTATCATGAGTGTCCACGATGAGATTGTATGTGAGATTGACGAAGGTACAGGAGACTTAGAAGAGTTTGAGAAAGAATTTAGTAGAGTACCTGAGTGGGCTGAGGGATTACCCGTAAGCTCTGAGGGATGGATAGGAAAGGAGTATAGGAAATGAGAAAAGTAAAAATAAGATCATGGGAATCCATGGAGAAAGAGTTCGGATTAGATGAAATGGGGGATATAGACAACCCTCAATCCTTGCAAATGTTTGTAGAGGCCATGAGATATATGTGTGGCAAAATAATCGAAGTGGACAGTGATAATAGGCGTGATTGTTTTACTATTGCTGATTGGATGATAGAGCCCGAAGAACCTGAGTTCCAAGGGAAAACGATCGAAGATTTCCCTCTTGTTGAAGTTAGATATAATAAAGGCCCGTGGAAAAAGAAGAGATATCTCCATACAGAATCTATAGGGTTTGTCTGCATTGGTTTAAGTGGTCATGTAACTTCTGTTTGGGACGAACTGCGCCCAATCAAACCAGTAGACATAAGTGAACTTAAGAAAGCTGCGGGGTTAGTTTAGTGGACCTACGGAAACTATTGAATCTTATGCAAGACATAAGCGAGTACCTCAAGGACGATGAGGACTGGGAGCTCCGCGCTGAACTAGCTGAGGAGCTTGGGTATCTGTTGACGGACCTTGAGGACTATGTGGACGTCAAGGATGCCCAGAAGTTGGATAATTTTAACTGATGTTTAACACAAAGAAAAACATATACACTTTTTTGTCTAAGGTCTACAGTCGCTTAAGATCTGAGGACTTTATGGTTAGACTTTTAAAGAGCACAAAGCTTCACGGGAGATGCTACAGGGGCGCCCGTTGGATAGAGCTGAACCCTGACGGAGAGATTTTGTCCACTTTGGTTCATGAGATGATCCATGACATATACCCGAGTTGGACAGAGAAAAAAGTGGCGTCTTCGGAGCGCCTTGTTATGGCCCAACTGAGCCATAGACAAATGATAAACTTAATGGACGCATTAGTGTCCGCATTGAAACGAGGAATAGAGGTAAAGATATGAAGAGAACAGTAAGAACTAGAGAGGATATGCCATCCGTCAACGTGATGGCGTCCTCTGGCGGCATGGACTATCTCTACGGCCAAACCGTAGAAATGGAGGTTGGAACGAGCTCTACTGACGATGCCGAGTATTGGACTGATGGGTGGGTGCTTACAGAGGCCGAGCTTTACCCAGTAGACTCGGCAAAGGGAATCATAGGAGATATGGAGTCCTCCTCCGTCAAAATAGGGCCCCTGTCACTAAACCACAACGAAGGCAAGCCAAGACCCACTTTAATTCTCTCTGACATGCAAAAGAGCTTTAATAAACTCTTAGAAGTCAGAGAATATGGGTGCAAAAAGTACGATCGCCTCAACTGGAGTCACTCAATCGGCACTGATGAGGCAGAGAAGTTCCTACAAGATAATCTTGACTCCATCCTACGGCACGTCTTAGCTCGCTTAGGAGGTGAGGAGATTGACGGAGAAAGTGGGTGTTCACACGCGGCTCAAGCTGCTATTCGTCTTATGTTTGATCTGGAGTATTCAAATGTATAATATCGGGTTCCATGGAAGTCCCTCTCAGCATCGTTCAAGCTATTGTCACGGCAGCAATTCTGTTCGTATTCAAGGTAGTTTTTGGACTCATAAACAAAAATGAGACGGCCTGTTCCAACAATATTGTCCGCGTCGAAGGGCTTATTAAGCACGTTGAGTCCGATATTAAAGAGCTCGAGCGTAAGTTCGTTAGCAATGATCGTGACTTATACAATCAAGTTGGCGAGCTTAGGGAGAAAGCGGCCTACGAGAGGGGTCTTAACGACGCACAGAAATAAAGGGTTTTTGCCCTAGAGGACTTATGATAGAGAGATATTATACGGTCGCGCAAGTGGCAGGCATGTTCAGCACTACACAGCAAGTGATACTGGACAATTTTAATTTAATTAAGTTTGGCAACCAATATAGGATTAGTCAGACTGAGATAGATAGGAGAGTAGATGAGCAACGACGGATTCAATAGAGACTTCCGCTACCATAGGTATGTGAGTGAAGTGACCAAGATAGAAGAACTTGAAGCAGAACTCAAGGCCGAGCGTGAGAAGAATGAGGAGTTACAGGACTTTTGTATTTGGCTAACTGGATGTGGCTATGACTTTACTCAACATGAGTATTTTATTAAGAAAAGAGATGAATTATTGAAGGAGTCGAGCGAATGAGTATCTATTGCTACATAGCTTGCAATGACTGTAAAAGGGAACATCATATCATGGATTTGGATCACATAGAGACTGATCCTATTCCAGAACCGAGCGTTGTTATGAATTTCTTAATAGATCACAAAGGCCATAATCTTGAATACTACAGTGATGACGGCGGTGATGCTAAGTTTTTATCATATTCAGATAAGGAGTCGAGCGAAGATGAGTAGAAAAGTGAAATTCATAAAAGCGTTTAGTAAATGTTGCGAAGCTGAAACAGTTTGTTCGCCAGAATCAAGACAATGGGCTTGTACTTATTGCTTCAACATTATAGAAGATAAAAAGGATTTAGATTGGATTGTTTTTGCGAAGAAGGAGTCGAGCGAATGATTAAATGCAAAATGTGCAAATACGAAGATGTGACAGACTTAAATTTCGAGTTTGATGCTGAAATATGTAATGACTGTATCCCAAAAAGAATTTCTGATTTAGAGGATTCA